CGAGATATTATCATTAGGTATTCGTTTCTTTTTACTACTTACAAATCTACCAGTACCTTTGATAAAATTAAGAGCCATTGTAGACTTACTGGGGTCAGGATCAAAGACAAATTCATCAACCACAACTTGACTATGTTCTGTAAGTCGTATTGTAGTTTCATCGCGGAACGTAACTCCCATTCTACCTTTAGCAGTTTCAAGTTTATCCATAGAGTTAAGCGAGAAATCAATCACGCTTTCATAGGGCTTATCTCTTACTACCCTAGTGTTACCTCTTAACTCTGTGATACTTCCTATAGCAACATCAACATCCAACGCTTGTGCCTTGATCGTCTTGGTTGACACAAATAGTACCGTTAGAACCCCAAGAATTAATGCGTAACCAATCATTATCCAAAGTAGATTGCTGGTCAACTGTAAAAGCCCTCGAATTACCATCCTGTTCAAGCTTGAAATAAGCTCCTGCATAACCATCTCCATCATAAGTTACTGTATTCGAGTCCCCATCTAAGTCAATATACTGAGTCGCCGAGTCCACATCTAAGTCAGAGTTAATCTGGTTACTGTCCCCTTGTATAATCCAATCAATATCTGCCCCACTAGCTAATGATGCTGTAGCTAGATCAAGAGTAAATGTATTTGTGTTACCGTCTACGTCCACATTGACATTTGAGTTGTCAGCACTATAGGTATTTGTTGGATCAACTTGGATAGTGTACGAGTTTGTATCACCGTCAAAATCAAATACACCAGTAAATGTATCTGAGTTAATATCCCCAAGCATCTTGTTATTGTTACCTATCTGATTAACATCAAGTGTCATTGCAGTACCATCGAGATCAAACGGAGTCATAGAGCCGTGAGTTGATAACAGGCCACCGATTATGTTACCACTTCCTAATTGTTCTAAATCTAAATTTGCGGTTGCTCCCACTTGATCCACATATATTTCGTTATCGTCAGCTATTACACTATAAGACATTAGTAGTAATAAGCTAATTAGTTTCTTCATGTTTCCAGTACCCCCTGTTGAGTCCAATTTTTACTATATTCAACACTCCTTCTTCTATTGCTTGCTGTAGAGCGATTGAAGTCGGTTCGTTTTCACTTGCTCCACCTTCGATTTCTACCAACTCTGTACCCCCATTAGATATAAACCTAAATAAATCTTGAGATACACCTACAGATATAACACTCTTGCTGGCTAAAACTTCTATTAGAACCTCGCCAGTAGACACAGATACAAGTCTAAGAGACAAAGTAATTATGTCTTCTCTATATTCTTTACTTGATCCAATACCTAAGTACCTAGCTCCTATACCACCTGTTTTTACGTTAGTATCTATGCTTAGGACAGCACCCTGCATGAGTAATCCTGCTAGTAAAAGAGGTTTGACGGCACTCTCCTCGTCAAAAGTTTCGCGTGTGCTTCTTATTAATTGTCTTTCTTTAGTCAATGAGTCTAAACCAACACGTTCTGCTACTTGGAAAAACTCTCCATTAGCTGCATGTTTCAAAGCTCTTATTAAGAAAGCTTCTGGTGCTTGAGTAATTGCTGTAGAAAATAAAGCAAAGTTACCATTAGACTTTCTTTGTCCTGTATGGTCTAAAAAGCTATTTGGGTATATAGCTATTACAGGTTTTCTTATTGCTGGCTTTAGGTTTAAAAGTTCTTCATTTTGTAACTCAAGTATTGAAGCTTTTTTTATTACTATATAAGGAATACCACCTTCTTCAAGTAATGCTGTATATCTTGGAGTACAACTAGAAAGTAAAGCTACCGATAGGGACAGTAATAGTAGTTGTACCGCCTGTTTCATCTGTAATCGTAAGCGTAATAAGTTCATCTTTCACCATGTATTCAATCGTGTTACCTTCTAGTTCAAGCTTACCTTCTGTTTGTGGTGTCTCTCCAAATAATTGCTCTACCATCTGTCGCGATAGCTGTGCATAGATACGAGATTCTAAGTTACGAATAAAACGACTCAACGTAGAGTTATCTGCTTCTCTTTCTATATCATCTTGATAGGCTTCTAGTTGATCCTTTATTGATTGTCTTCTAGTAGACTCTTGGTTTTCTATAGTCAAATAATGACTTGAAGTATTAATTCCTGAAAAAGAAGGTGACTTAAATCTATAAGATAATTCGTCACTTCTGATTTCTGCAAATGTAATTAATACTAATACAGGTAAAGTTGCTAAGAAGAATAGCTTAATCTTTTCGTTGGTCATCTCTATTTGCCTTTGCAATCTTATCTATTTCAATTAAATTAGGAACACCAAGTAGTGTCTTTAATAAGACATCTTGACGTATTGTTTGGTTATCTAATGCCCTGACTCTATCTATTAAGGCGACAATGATTCCATGTTGGCTATCTAGTTTATTGGCTAATCGTTCTTCAGAAGTATTGATAATGCTCTGTAGTTTTTCATCGAGTAGGTCTATCTTCTTTTCCATGTTGTCGATTATTCTGTTAATCAACTTCCATATAAAGAAACCTAAAGCACCAGCACTGGCTATTGGGAAACCTACGTCATTAACTAGACGTATTACATCGTCTAACATTAGGATTCACAGCTTCGTATCATGTCTGCTAGATCATGACTTCTCTGCCCTACTTGTTTTGACCATTTAGAGTCTAGTATTTCATCGGCTGCTTCTAAGTATTTAGCATCTCTAAGTAGACCTATAGTCTTCTTAAAGTTTAACAATTTGTTTATACCAATGTTAAAACATAGATTGACCATTACTTCCTGTATTGTCTCAGGTAGATCATCAAAGAAACCAATGTTTCTCTTTAGATCCACGATGCAATCGTCTATATCATTAGCCAACATGAGTTCAGCTTCTTCCATAGAAATACCGTTAGCTTGTATGTTTCTACCCACACCACATGTGTAATACCCTTGACTACATTTATAAAGTTTTAAGACTACACCTTCATGTATCTTTAGTTGATCTTTTAATCTTTGGATTTGCATAGTTTTAAAACCTTATCTTTGATTGATTGTGCTGTATCACTTTCTAAGATGCGTATTCCCAGCCAAACGATGGTGAATAAAGCAGCCATATTGGGTAAAATTTGAGCGTATGTTGCTACGCCTGTAGAAGCTGCTGCTATATCAATTAAATCTTTATCAGTGGATTGCATTATTCTTCCTCGCGATAAAAGTTAATACTACTTTGGTCTAACTGATTTCCATTAGTTTGATCTGTCGCTGTTATAGTTCCTACAAACTGATTTCCTTCAGAATTGTAAGCTCTAATAAAAAATGTGTCGCTTGAGGTAACATTAGTTATATCGTAATTACCTGAAGTAATCTGAACGTAGGCACTGTTATTTTTGTACACCAGCAAATACTGGTTAGAATCATTACCACTTTTAGTTAAGTTAATTCTAAGGGTAATTGTCTGATTGATTCCAGTTGATGTTGTACTTGTAGTCATATATGCCTCATTAGTACTGCCACTGAGGTTGCTTAATACAAAACTACCGCCAGCACTGTAACTGTAAAATTCACTGAATGAATCTGGAGTTGACTTACCAGCAGCAGCACTAAGGGTTCTTAGGCTTCTACTTGCGTTACTGAGTTCTGTTCCGATTTGAGACATGGAGATTGCTCCACTGGATTGTAATGCCATTTTATGCGTCCTCTAAGGTGTACCAGAAGCAGCATCACGTTCTGTTCTGGTTTTATAATCTGATCTAGCTGTTACAAGCGTTACAAAGTCTGCTTTGTTACTTGGTATAGCATCTGTAAATGACGAGTCATCCATAAGTTTTACTGTCCACTCTTGTTGCATACGTTTCCAACACCCATTAATTTTTCCAGTCATAGCAGATTGCGCCCACTCATTAATGTTTGTTATATCGTTTAAAAGACACTTTTGATCTGTATCATCTACTTCTATTGTTATTGTTAATTTTGCCATTTTATTAAACCTCCTTTAAGGTTAATTATTTCGTTATTGTTTAACAGACTAAAACGCCACTCCAATGCGTGTCTTCACTATATGATACATCTGTTTGTGCAGTACCGCCTGATTGGTAAATAGATATAATCGCTGTATCGTTTGCATCCATATCAGCAAGAATAGAACCTTTTACTGTGTGGAATTGTAAGTCACCATTAAATTCAGTAGGATCAAGTAAATCTATTTCATAGTTCCTATTGCTTGTTTGTAAATGTGTTTGATAATAAGCTGCTGCTGAATCTATAGCATTTAAACGCATAGCAACATTAAACTGATACTTACCAGTAACAGGAGCAGTAAAAGTATCAGATGCAAAGTCTGAGTTTTGATCAAATATTTCAGTTTGCCAAACAACTGCGACAGCACTACCTGTTGCGAGGTTAGATTGGTATGCGTCTCTCGTTACGGAAAAAGCTGGTTGTAATGGTTTAGTAACTGCTCCTGTAGAGTCAAGTCTCATAGCTTCACTACCACCAACTTGAAATGCGTGATAACCAGAGTTTGCACTATTGTAGTAAACACCACCTGCTGCACCTGATCCTGAAACAACACCCAAATCTAATGTTTGGTT